CCAAAATAAAGCCTTGCCTCATAAAACGATGCAGTCCTGGGCCAGCCTAATGTATCCGACCAAGTATTCTCATAACCTGTTTCCGCTTGCCACGAGCTATTTAACTCGGTTGGTATAGCAGGACCAAACGCAGGATTAGTCAATGATGTTGTATCAAAAAACGGTATTATTACAGTGGCATTAGCTACAGTGTCGCTGACATATTCGACTATTCTAGCCTGACCACCGCTAAACGTTGAGCCTTGCTTTCTGCTGACAATCTCTCCAACACTAGATTCCCCAAAAGGATAAACCTTGTATCCGCTTGTTGCATCTGGCGCAGTATCCCAAGTGCCATCAATCGTTATTGTTTTAGTGCCTGAATCATAAGCATGAACGTGCTTTGACTGACCAGAACCAGTACCACTGGTAATTGTTACATTCATACCAACAGGCGTATTAAGACCTGTAAAACTGGTTGCCGCTTTTAATTGAATAGTATTGGAGCTGCCGCCTTGCGCTGTACCTGTATCATGAGTATAGGCCGATGCAGTTAGCGTGATATTACCATCTACAGCAGAAGGGGTAATTGTAAACTGTGGGTAATGAAAATGTGGATTAAAGGCATAGGTCGGTATGCTTGTTAGCGGCAAGTCCTCAAACGTCCAGCTAACATCAGAGTTTCGTATTAAACGCTTTGGGTGCATGTCCTGATGGACAATAATTAAAGTATCAACCGCCTGAGTGTATTTAAGATCAGGCACCATTGCCAAAGTAATATCACTGGCACTAACATTAACTTGAAATATATCGTTCTTAAAAACCTTTATTGTCCCATTTGTTACTGCCAGCAAATAGGTATCAGTTCTGCTAAATTGAAACGGGATTAATTTAAAATTAGCAGGGACATAGCTATCCCAGAGCTTTTCAATAGTACGCAGCCCAGGACGACGAGTAGCCCCGCCTTGAGGGTGGATAATTACATTTTTTGCGGATTCTAAACCGTTAGAGTATTGCTCGAGATCAGTACGCGCACGAAGTAGTGGATCAATCTCGCCTACGCTAAAGTTTGTTTGAAATTGCGTATAGCGAGCCATATCACCCTCTTACATATATCAGCGAATAATCCTCGATAACTTGAGGTGCGTTGCCTCTTGAATCTACATTCATGGCTTCTCGGAATAAACCACCACGGCCATTCTCGCCTGGCGTACCGAATGCCAATGTGTTGTAGTAATCAGTCTTGCTAAGCTGATCTGTGACAATCAAACCTAATTCGCCAGCCAATACAGTACGCAATAAACGCACAAAGTATGCGGGCATCTTCGCTTCATTGACCGTCGTTTGATAGTCAATGTAAACCGTCTCTAAGTTTGTATAAAGCTGCTCACCGAATATCTGCCAGCCATATCTGATCGGCAATTGGTGGGTAGAAGAATCTGCAAATATTGCCCTTATGCCTGAGAGCATATCCCCTGGTAAAGCATAGGCATATCTGAACTCGTTATCAGGGACAACCGCCAAACGGGCCAGTTTAACTTTCTGGTATGACCAGCTCCAGGGATACCTAGAAATTAACGAATCCCGAAGGTCGGGATATAGACGCTCGCATGCTTGGGCAATATCTGTCCCATCAGCAAACGAACTTATTGGAGCTGCTCCTAGCAATATTAATGCGTCGGAACATATCGAAATATCTGTATCTCCAGATGCCATACAACGCCTCTCGCTAAATAAGGGGCGACCGGAGCCGCCCCGTTTTACTTAGATTGCAGTCGTCGTAATAACACCGGCAGTGTTAGTAGCAACTAAGAGCTGACCACCATCAGTAGCTTTATTGAGAATAAAATCGCCAGTGACGATTAAGTCCTCAATTGCATTGAAGTAGCCAGATGCAGCCACGGCTGCTTTGTTGTCTGAAGCACTAATAAAAGTGTAGACGCTAGGCGCGTTACCACTCTTTGAAGCTCCGACTGTTGCCCATCCAGGCAAGTCTGTTGCAATTGAAAAAGCCATTATTCAATCTCCCTTATTCAGTACAGTTGATCTGAACGATGCCTTCAGAATCAATAGCAGTTGCGCCAGCGCTAAACATAGAGCTAACTAAGAACGAAGTCTTTTCAGGAATATAATTAACTTCAGTCTTTTGAGCCATTGATTCAGCGTAACCCATAGCGTCCCTGTGCCATGCGAAGCATGAACGAGTGCTAGGCTTGGGCAGACCACCTTCATCACGATCACCGATAGTAAGGATGTTGAAGCCCATGAACGCAGAGATCTCGCCGCGAACCAAAGCCTTAACTGTAGCGAAATCGCTAGAAGTAGTTTCAGTTTCGCCTAACAACGCATCGAGCTGGCTTGCGTGCATGAGAAGATGACGACCTTCAGCGGGTACGTTTTTCTCGTTAAACGCTTTAGCAGTTGCTCGGAGCTTAGCTAGATTCATGTTTGAAGTAGCGCCACCAACACCAGTAAGTACTGTGCTACCAGCAGAACCAACCATTGCATCAATGCAAAGCTGGTCAAGACGACGGGCGATTGACTTAGATACAACTTCTACCAACTCTCGTCGCTCATCAAAATTGATATGTGACTGTTGGAAGATATCGCTGTATTCGGCGGCAATGTAGTCGCTCATACTCAGATCGACTTGATTGTAAGTTACGTTTAAAGGGGTTACATCAGTCTGAGGAACTCTGATCGTTGCTACACCTTTGCCGATTTTAGGGAACTTAACCGTGTTGCCCTGTACGTTAGTACGAGTCCGCATCGTTCCGCGAAGGATTGATTCGGCTTGATACGCTTGCTTTACCTCTGATTCAAAGAGGGTAACAAACGCCGCAGTTACATTCTGTGCCATGACAGAACCTCCAGTAAAGTGAATTTATCAAACGCTACCGTTAGCCGATAATCGGGCGGTTACTTGCGGAGCTTGTCTCCACCACCAACGGGTTCACCGTATAGAAGGGCCGCGAATGCGGTTAGCCATCAAAAACGAATATAACTATATTTTCTATAAAAAGGCAACTATTAGATTGTTTGCTAACTTTGAGATGCCATCCACTGCCTTTCAATCTTACTTCTCCAAGCTGGATCTGATTGCCATCTAGGATCAGCAATTGCCGATTCCAGATCTTCTCTGGTGATCTCTGGTGCGCTTGGGGCAGATTGAATAGGTATATTCTCGTTCGTAATAGCCTGGTGGTACTTCAGGAAAGCATTGATAGCATCAGCATTGTTAAGACTATGCGCCATAGCTTCACGCTCGTTATTGCTTAACGGAGCCTTTAGTAATAATCGTTCTGCCATCTGGATTTTTTCTTGAGCACGTTCGCCCAGCTTGTTCATCTCTTCCTGATGATTAACGGCCATTTCTTCTTGGCCTTCTTTTGCTGTGCTTAATACTGCCTGAGCCAAATCCTCAAACGCTTTTTGACTAATCCCGTTATCTTTTGCCCAATCCTTGTATATGTCCATTACATCATCTTCAGCATACAGACCGGCATCTTCTAATGAAGATAAGTCATATTCTTCAGGCGCTTTATGTTTGCCTTGCTTAAACTGTTTTTCTAGCTCTGCATAAGATTTTGCCAGCTTCTCAACATCCGGCCCGTCTTCATCCCAGAATTTCTCGGGATAATAGTCCGGCCTTTCGAGTGTCATGTCATCTGAGTCAGCCTCATCACCTACCGCTTGCTCCGAATCCTCATGAATAGGCATCGGTGCTTCTGGGCTTGCTTCTGCTTCTTGTGGCTCAGAGACATTTAATAATGATTCTGATTGTGGGGTGTTGTCGATTTCTTCTGCTGCTACTGCTGTGCTATCCATTTTCGCTCCTAACTATGCGTTTCTCTATCATTCTCACAAGCTCGGCCATGCCTGTTCTGACATAGCCATAGCTGGCATCTTCGCCTGGTATCCAGGTTGGTTGCTCTATTGTGATCCCTCGAAGATGGCTCAATACCTTCTGGCCTTCTTCGCTTTTAAAAACACGCCCATACAGAATATCCATATCTTCTGCTTTAGGCGGTTCATAAAAAGCCTCGCTTAAACCGTCCCATCCCTCGCTCATTGAATAGCCTCCTCGACTGCCCCTCCATCATTTACTTGCTCAGGCTGCGCTGCCGCCTGTTGCATCATCATCATCTGCTGCATCATCATCATCTGCTCCTCTTCAGTAGTCAGCAAATTAGAATCAATACCAAAACGCTCGGCAATAAATTCTAACACTCTCGGCACTGAAATAGTCGCCTGACCCTGTGGCCCCATCTGATTAGCAATCTGCATGTACTGCACCACATCATTGATCTCTTGCAATTTTTGAGCTTGTGCTAGAGGAGATACTGGTACGACTTTGACCTCAACGCCGTTGACCTTCAATGGCAAATCTATCAGTCCTTGCTGATCCATGACGAACAAGATTCGGCTTACAATAGGGACCATAGTTTCAGTAATCAAACGACCAAACGCTGATCCAAGATTAGACGCCAGCTCCCTGGTTCTCTCTGCAATCTCTGTCGCGGATCGAGCGCTCATGTTGTCTGGCGGCAATGTATCATCCATCAAGATCTTTTTGATATTCATACGGAGATCGTTAATCACAATCTGGCTCGTATTGAAATCTCCAGCTCTAGGTAATGGCGCAAGTGAAGCGCCCTGTGGACCGCCATTTCTTGCAACGGCAATAACCGCGCCTGGCTGGATCTTGATGTTCTGTGGGTTCAATACACCATCATCGGCGGCAGTATAAACACCTGCAATAGATAAAGACGCATTCTTGAGCACCAGCTCCAGAGTCTTGTTCAGCGTCTTAACATCGCTGATCGCTGTAACCAATGGTCCTCGCCCATATACTTCACCGGCAACTTTCATGTATCTGGCAACAACAAATGGGCTTGACCGCATTTCACGGTAAACCAATTCCTGTCGTTTAGTCAGCCAAATAACATGGTAGTGATACCGGCCTGTCTCATTGTCAAAGATTACCGCGTCGATCAAATCCAGTTCTTTTTCTGGCGATCTCGAGATAGCTTCATCCAGTTCTACGCTGGTTTGAGCATCTGGAAACTCTCTAAATATTGCCTCTGCTTTTACCCTTAGCTTGCGGTATATGTTCGATACATTGCCATAGCTACCCTCTTCGATAGCAACTAAGTATTGAGGAATTGCAGTGAAGCGAATAGGCGTTGATTCATCTCCTGGCGTAATCATCATAACGCCTGTACCTACCGCCATATCCAGCAAAAACTCGCCCATTGCCAAGTCAAGATTTGATTGGCGTATCGCGTCAAACATCCGAGTGTTGTAATTATCTAGGATTGATTGGGCTTGCGTTCTCTGCTCTTCCGGTATACCTGTGCCAGCTTCTAGGCGACACCATTGCTTGTATGGTGGGAATAATCCAGCCTGAAGCCGATTGGCAAATCGTTGTGTTGCATGAATCGCTGTCGAGTCAAAAACCCGCGACATTTTGGATTGACCAGGCACTTTGCCTTCCCAATTGCCATCGTATAAATTGCGTTGTGGTAATGCGTATTCGTAGCAATCCTCGTAAATAGATCGCCACTGATCCTTGCGAGCTTGAGCTTTAGCTTCACGCTCCATTAGCTCATTCACATTTAGTCTAGGCATTATTTTTCGCCTTTAGTCTTTTGCTTATTGCGGACGCTTTGCTTCTAGCATCTGCTTTAGATGATGCGCCCCATGCTCTAAGAGATAATAATAGTCTGGTAGGTCTGCCTTTGGAGTCGCGCTCTGGGCCAGGATTACCAGCCATCCTTGCGAGAAAGCTGGCTCTCCTGGGATTGTCACCAGATTTTACTGGCGGCTTGAGATCACCTCCTTGCTTGCGCTCAAAGAATTTACGACCGGCCTCGTTCAACCCGCCTTTCGGGTTTTGATGGCGCTTAGCTACCATATTACATTCCTAAGCGAACGTCAGCAGTTCCGCTGGTGTAATTACCAGTCTCAAATCCAACTCGATATACAACTGAAGGGCCAGGATCAAAGCCATAAGTCTCAATGTTTGACGTAAAAGTATCGACGTTTCTCCAAGTAACACCACGATCAAGGCTGCGCTGAACAGTAATCGTGCCTGCCCAAGTGCCTCGAATTGAAAAATTAAACGCTTGTTCTGTTTGCAACCCATCAGTAAATGTATTTTCTGCTGATATGGATGCCTCAACCGATCCAGTATCTCTATCTAAAACTGTCATTTAAATCTCCTGATATTAATAAAAGCGTGTGACGAGCTAGAGCTAGGGGAAGAGGAGCGAGGGCGCCCCAGCCCGCCACACTTTAACCGCCAGCACCAAGGGTAGTTTGTCGTTGCTCTATCTGACTTTGCACTCTGCTAGGTGATAGTAGCAGTCGCAAACCACCAGTCCTGCGAGATCGCTTTCGCGCAGCAATTTGTTCTTGTAATTCACGTTCTGCTGCCTCAGCTCTCGCCTCGGCCCTCTCTTGGGCGGCGATTAACTTGGGGTCTTGCTTTGGAGCTTTTGGGGTTTTAAATAAACCGCTCATTCAGTTATCCTCGTCATTAAGTAATAATCAGCCCCTTCAGGGCCAAACCGCAACATTTTCGATTCTACCTTAAAACCCAGTCTTTTGGCGAACCTAAATGCCACTTCGTTTTCACACCTTACCGTGATCTGCAATCGCAACAAACCAAACTCAACAATAACGCTATCTAAGATATGCCTAGCACCTCGCAATACCGCTATCGCATTGCGTTCTATACCTTCACCTGGGACCATCCAAGCCTCGAAATTGGTAGACCATAAAGGTCTGACTCCGAATACAGCTACAGGTCTACCTTGACAAATGCCTGTCCATGAAAACCCACGCAGCGCATTTTCGGCCACATACTCATGGTAGTCAGGAATATGCTCAACATACTCCAGCTCAAAGGGTTTTAACTCAAGTGAATGTAAATGATTTGGCAGAAACGGCACGATCATTTGATCATTAGACATTCGTACCGTTGGCAATTGCATCATCAGAAAATGCTAAAGTCAGTGTTTGCTGTATAAGTCGTGCCAGCAGATTGATAGTTTCCTCGACGCAACCGTCTTTGCTCGCCGCCACCCAGCATCAGATATCCAAATGCGTCGCCAACGTGAGAGTGATCGTTTTTGACAGGCAAATCCTTAAATCGTTCCTGCCCCGCGCCCAAACTTTGACGCTTGAAAAAGTAGCCACCAGACAGGCTTTTACGTAATCGCAAGCATTTTTTGTCAACCATCAGGGCCGGTTTGCCAGATATCAATCGACTCATTGGTGAAGCACCAGCCTCTCGGCGCACCTGAAATGCGTTGCTGTCAGTCGGCTGTGCTTTGAATCCTATTGACTTTAGGTGATCAAATGCTGTCACCTCATAGATCTCGTCTCGCTTATTA